GTGAAGTCGCTCGTGCCGATGGCGAAAGCACCGCACGACTTCAAAGGTGAGTTCTCTGACTACCTTAATTTGTCGCCGAACCTTGCAAAAGGACCTTCTGGCGGTTTTTTCATGGTGGACCCTGAGAATCTTGCGACGCCAGTTGAAAATTCGATGGGACAGTTTGCGATCTTCGTGCAAGACGCTCACAACATCCTTGGCGCGAGTGCGTATTTGCCTACACAGGCATATGAGATCGGCTCGCTGTTCTTCGAATATGACATTGAGGTTCAAACTGCTTCTGACAACTCCAACTTGGCAGGCGGCTACTTCTACGCGCAGGGCAATTATAATGTTGGCGATCATTACTCGAATTTCTATCGAGGTGCCAATATCGCCTTTACGCCCACTGCGATGTTGCCGCTCAATGCTGTTAACTTTCCAGGTCTCAGTAACCCTGTCAATGGGATTCAGATGACTGGTCTGTGGAACGGCACTGCTTTTTATCTTGGTTTTCCTGAATCGGGGGTTTATCTAATCACACTACAAATGCCCAACATTGGCGCGGTCTCTGACCTCGGCACTGCTGGCACTGGCTTCGGCGCGATGACGCACGTCGCGGTGGCTGGCTCGCAGGGTTCTGTGCTTCATCAGCACACCACCTACAGCAATTCTACCACTGTGACTGGCGGTTCTGTCGGACCCGCGCTACAAGCGGTTGTTGATTGTGAGGACCCTGAGCTTGACTTTTTCAACACTGGTTACGTTGTCGGCACTGGCGGATCGGCAACTGCCACTGCTTTTAGCTTCATGGAGATGCGCGTGGTCGCACTTCCTCCTGAAGTAACGACGCTTTTCCGCAAACAAATGCGCGCTCAACGCGCTGAAGAGAAAGCTCTTGAGGACACCAAACCCAAACTTGAAGCGATGTTCACAGAATTCCTTCGCAAGTCTGGCATTGATTTGCCTGCACAGACTCTTTTGCATGGCAAAAGTGAACAACGCGGCGATGAACTTCTCTCGCGATCAATTGCGGACTTGGCTGACCTCAGCGAAGTCAAGCAACCTGAGCTACCACCGCACAAGAGCCAGTCTCTTCGAGCAGTTGGTGGCAGCGGTTGGCTCAAAATCAGAGGAGACAGTGGAAGTGAACAATCAGCTGTTCAACTCCCTCAAAGGGTTCCTGACAAGCCGGAACGATCAACTGACGGACGCGAAACACCTCGCATTCGAGACGGCGATCGACCAGCTGCTCGCGAGCCTGTCTCCGCCCGAGCGCAAAGCAGCAAAGCATGAAGAGCTCTCTCTCGAGCCTCTGCCGCTTACGCCCTCGACGGTGAAACACTAGGTTCTACCACTCTTCCTCAATAGAGGGTGCGGTTACTTCTTTTCGCAAAAAGGAACAAAAATCACAAAACTCAAAAACAAACAAAAAGTGAAAAACTCAAAAATAAGGTTAGGCTTTCGAAAAACCATCTTACCAGAAAAGTCACAAAAAGTTTGAACAAAGGTTGTGTGTTGGTTTGTGTTTTTAAAAATTTCAAAAACCATAAAAAGTAAAAATTACAAAACTGGATTTGTACCAGGGGCTCTTCTCCACTATACGCATGACGTTTGTGGGACATGAGTTTGGTAGTTCCGAG